CCAACAGTCGCAGTTGCCGGACTTATTCCGAAAGGACGCAATCTTTGATTCGCGTACCGAACAAGACGACCAAAAGTTTGGAAAGCCGAACGAGAATAAGGACGATAACGGCTAACGTAGCGAGAAGGCATCTCTGATTGGCGGAAAATTAAAAAGTGAACGCTAACGAACATATATCAAGTGGACGTGGACGGAAGCGAGCGGTAATACTATAACGCTCGCCTCGGTCCAAGGGTCGGCGCGCCCCCTGACGGGGGCCGCCTTAGGTCTAGAAGTCCTGACCTGACCCTAACCCTTTCCCTCATTTATCAAATTGCCGAGTGATGGCTAGAGCTAAAAATTGGGTATTTACATTGAATAATCCAGAATCACCCCTGGACTTCACATCATGTATTCCAGACCAAATATACTACGTCGTGTTCCAGCTAGAACGAGGTTCAGAAGGTGGGCCCGCGCACTACCAAGGGTACCTCGAATGCGTCGAGCGATTGCGGCTACGAGGCGTCAAAGCGTTATGCAACGGCGCACTCGAACGAGCTCATTTGGAGGTTCGGCGTGGCAGCCGAGAATCGGCCCGAGCGTATTGCATGAAGGAAGACTCGCGCCTAGATACCCTAGAGGGCTTGGCGTCAGGACACACATTAGGCCCAACGGAGCAAGGCACATGGCGTACAACCTCCCAGGGGCGGCGCACAGACATCGACTCTATCAAAACCTTGCTGGACGAGGGATGTGGTGAGGAACAAATTGCAGATGAATACTTTGCAAGTTGGGTAAGATACTATAAGTCGTTCAGAGAGTATAAACGACTAAAGTGCCCAAACAGAAACTGGCAAACCGAAACACATGTTTTGTATGGCCCAACAGGAACAGGCAAATCAAAATGGGCTCTTGAACAGTTCCCAGGAGCATACTGGAAGCAGCGAAGCAATTGGTGGGACGGATACACAGGACAGTCAGTCGTCGTGCTCGACGAGTTCTACGGATGGCTACCATACGACCTGTTACTCAGATTGGCCGACAGATACCCGTTGCTTGTGGAAACGAAAGGCGGCCAGACGACTTTTCTGGCGAAGACCATCATTATCACCACCAACAAAAAGCCAGAGAATTGGTACAAAGATGCTTACTTTGCAGCATTAAAACGCAGAGTATGCAAATGGCATTATTTGCCACAATTAGGGGTACACACAGAACACGATACATACGAAGATGCATATACTGGAGGATGGCTCGGTGCTATAGTGTAGATTTACTACCAAAATCACCTTCTTGCTCCAATTTCTTGTATAAGTACTTACGAGTAAGCCCTATATCAAGTTGCGCAGTCGCGGTGGATGCCTGGCGATCAGCAGGAGCCAGCTTGTATATAATATACAAAATGCGAGTCCACCCAGGAACATTAAAACCAGAATTGACAGAATCAGTAATCCGTTGACGGTCAATCGTACGAATCTTGTGATCACGAATCTGATAGGTCGCACATTGTCCTTGGCTCAGAACATACTTCTTCTTCGACCATATCTTAATACCAAATTCTGACAACGCCTGGGGGATATCCCAGGGCGTCACACCAATAGACTCTATCGTTAATAGAGTGGTTAACGGCGCTCCACCAACAGCCAAACAGTTAACTTGACCAGCATCAAACACAGAAGTCATATTAGCTAAACCAGTACCACCAGCATTAACAAACTGGCGACGAGCAGTCATCTCATAAATGTCAACTTCCACAGTTCCACCAGGAGTAGGCCCAGCATAAAACGACGAATTCTGAATCGTAACATCTAAAACAGCAGAACGAAAGATCATCTTTCCGGTCTTTTGAGCTCCAGAATTAAGATTTTCAGCAGTTGCAATATCAAAAAGGTCAGACAACTCAGTATCAGCATTACTGTTGCCTCCATATAAACAGGCAGTGTAAAGTCCATTCTTAGTAGTGTCTGTCTGGTTGACCGTGACAGGATGATTGAAAACAACAGTGCGGGAACCAAGCTCTTTGCAAAGAACAGCCTTAACCTTCTTCTTAAACCGAGAAAAACTCTTGCGCTTACGTCGACCAGCGTGACTACCGCGCCCAGCACGGTAAATAGTGGCTCTATCATACTGATTAGTCACACCTTGACCCGAGCGGGTACGCTGACGGTTACGCATATTCGAAAAGGCGTTGCGCGCCCCTTCAACAGCACCAACAGTCGCAGTTGCCGGACTTATTCCGAAAGGACGCAATCTTTGATTCGCGTACCGAACAAGACGACCAAAAGTTTGGAAAGCCGAACGAGAATAAGGACGATAACGGCTAACGTAGC